TTTAATTGCATTCCTGCACCTATTAATTCATTATTTAAAATAGCTGTTTGATTAACTGGAAGTTTAGATCCTATAGCATTAGCTAACATTGTCATTCCAGGAATTTTTCCCATTAAAGATTCAAGTCCTGATGTTTGTTCAACCCCTTGATAATCAGGAGTTCCAAGTAAACTGTCATTGATAGCATTTTGATATGGTCTAGTTAAATAATTAGAATTAGAATTAGAATTATAAACATTATTTCCACCACCACCGCCACCGCCACCACTAGGTAATGTTGGAGCATTAGGATTTTGAGGTGTAACAGGAGTTGGAGTTGGAGTTGGAGTAGGGGTTGGAGTAGTGGTTCCTGGTGCTTGAGTTATATCAGGCATTCCCTGATTTAAATACTCCAGTGCTAAGTCATATAAAGTTTTTGCCATTATCTTCTCCCGTCGGGTTGTACGTCAATTCTAAATGTACCAAAACGCCAGCTTTCACCTGCACCATCATTTTCTATTTTAAGGTTAACAAAACGACCTCTGGCTCTAGTATCCTTTTTATCAGTACTTGCAGTGATTGTAAAGGGGCTTAATGCTGTTGTAGTTTCTGATTGTTGAGGATATCTCTTAACTGCTAAAGTTATTTTAGCGTCTCCTTGTAAATTTTTAAAATCAGGTACAAATCTCCTAACTGCTAAGAAAGTCTCTCCTGATATTGCTGGTCCAGAAGCCTTGCCATCAGGACCTTTTTGTTTTGATTGTAGATCGAAATCATAAGATTTAACAAAAGAAGTAACAGTTGTTGTAGTACCATTTGGATTAACTTGGTCTGTTCCTACTTCATGTTCAAATAGTACTGTTTGACCTAAACCATCTTCTCCTACTACAACTGGAAAAGTACCTGAGTTAGTACTATTAAATTTAGTTGCAATAGGTTTTGGATAAATACTAGCATCTAGGTAAGTTGTTCTAGCTTCAGTTCCAGTGTACCACACCCCACCTTTCATAGCTTCTCCATAATTAAATACTACATACTGATCATTGTATTCTGAATTAGTTGAAGGGTAATACCAAATAACTTCTGTGAATAAATTATTAATACCTGCATTTATTTGTTGACCTTTAGTAGTGTCTATTTGATCATAGACATAATCTTCAACAGAACAAGGTAAAGATTTAACTGTACCATCAAACATAAAGAATCCATTGGTAGACATCCAAAATGCAACACCATCAATTTCAATAGCTGCATTCTTACCTATCAATCCACAGTTAGTGCCCACTTGTTCAAAACCAAATGTAAATGGAGCTCCAATAAATTTCATTGTATATACAGCATTATCTGTCCACACTAGAATAGTTTCTTTAGCTTTTAAAGCCCCTATAATTCTAGTTCCATCTTGTAATCTTTGAGACCCTGCCGAGTTAATAGCTGTAGGGACATAGTCATCAATATCTTCTTGTTCAGAAAATCTTATAAACATATCATCTTGCGTTGAAGGTGACCCAATAGTTATTTCAGTTCCTAAATGAATTAAATGCCTGGTTGTAGGTGAAACTAAAGTAACTCTAGTCGCCGTTGGATTATTTGCAGTTGAAAAACCTGTAGTACCTGTAGAGGCCCTTGTTGTAAATCTAGCTGCAATTCCTGCGTTCCAGGTAAAAGTTTTACCATTTGCAATAGTTGCAACTAATACTTGACCAAAATTACTCAATGACCATAAGGCAGATTCTAGAGTTACTTGAGAAGCTTGAACAGCTGAACCCCAACCTGCATAATCAGAAGCATCGGTAACTAAAGCAGAGTTACTATGTGCTGCTGCTGTTGTACCATTAGCTCCTCTTGTTGCTCCAGTTAATGTATTAGTTCCCTTACCACTGTAGGTAATCAGTTCTGTACCAATTAAAATAGTTCCTGCTGTGGGAAAGCCTGTGTTAGATGTTACAGGGATTGTAGTTACGCTATTATTTATTCCTGAAGATAAAGTATTTGTTAAAGCTCCCGAAACAGTTCCGCCATATTGAGAAATACCAAAACCATAACCATAAGATTGTGCTGCTGGACCTATTTTTTCATAAGGTATAACAGAAATACTTCCTCCAGTAGATACAGTTGTTGTTGCATTAGTACTTTGAGTAATTGTAAAAGTTGTTGTTGTGGGTGCTGAGGTTACTTGAAATAGTTTATCTTCAAAAACGTTTGCGTTATAACCTGTATTACTAGGTAAAGTAACACTATCAAATAAAACAATATCTCCAGGTTCTAAATTATGAGCACTTCCTGTAGTTATTGTACAAATTGGAGAGTTCTGAACTGTTGCGATTGTTGAAGAAGCTAAAGTAGACTGTAAGGGTGTAATATCAAATAGCTGACCTTCAAAATATATAAGTAAAAATTTATCTGTACCTATTGCAACATATCTATTTCCATCTAAATCAACAAATGCAAATTCTTTTCTAGCTACTCCTACAATAGTATCTGATAAAAGAGAAGACCAACCCCCTACTTTTTCAGGTAAGTTATACCTAAATCGTACATTGTCTGAATCTACCCAACGAAACTCTGCACCTGAAGTGGTGTCCTGTTTATCAATTCCAGGTAATACTTTAAAATCAATAAGAGCCATTATCCATGCTCCTTATGCGGTGTTGGTTTTGAATGCCCAACCTCTTGTTGCATCTATATATAATAAAGTAATAGATTGACCATTAATAGCTAAAGTTAAATTACTTGTTCCTGAGTTAATAGGTTTACCATTTCTGTTAATAATACAGTTGTTAGATCCCCATGTTCCTCTAGTATCAATAATAGTTACTTCATCCCCTACAGCAGGAGATGCAGGTAAAAGTATAGTAATAGGATTAGCTGTTGTGTTAGCTAAAATTTGATCTCCTGAAACAGCTGTATAAGGAGTGTTTGAATCTGTAATTGTATTATAGCCTTTTTGAGTTATACCTTTAGTAGTATTTGTACCGTCTGATTTAACTAACATGACAGCACCTGAAGGTATTGCTAAAGCTGTTCCACTTGCTGTCAATACACTTAAAGTTCTATTTGAGGTTCCCCGAACTGTAGCATCTTCAATAATAAAAACTCTTTCAGCTCCTGCAGGCATGGTAACAGTTCTGTTTGCTGTTAATGTTCCTGTTAATTTAATATATAAATTTTTACCATTTGAAGTAGCTCCATTATCTAAAGCCAAAGTAACGTCAGCTCCACCTACAGCTAAAGATAAATAACCGGAAGAAGACTGTTGTAAAATTTGTAAATTTGTATTTGTTATAGTTCCCCAAAGACCTGCTTTTTCTCCAGTAGTTACTAATTCTAATTTTAAATCTGATGAGTATGATGATGCCATAATTTATTTAAAAGGGTTCAATTGGTGTCCATGTCATGTTTGCTCCTGGTATTATATCATTCCAAGTGATGACCCCTGCTTCTCCTGTGTTAGCTATTAGCTGTGCTCCAGTTGGATTTACTAACGCTGTTCCAGTTACTGTAACATTTCCAGTAGCAATGGTCAATGAATTTCCGCTAACATTTGCAGTAGCTCCTGCAATAACAGTAACAGTTCCTGTGTTTAATGAAGTCGCATTACCAACAACACTAAAGTTAGCATCTCCTGTAATAGTTAAAGATCCAGTTCCAAGAGTTACTTGTGAAACATCAGGAATCTCTACAATAGAACCAGCTGTAATTCCAACACTACCAATACTAATTGATAAAGCATTACCTATTACTTGAATATTTACATTTTTATCGTTAGCCGTTGAAAACGGCTCTTCTGCAAATGAAAAAAATCCAAAGAGCATAGGTTAACTCTCCTAGCTTGCTGTGTAGGCTTTACCAGCAGTGATCGCAGAATTAGAAGCAGTCATACTCTCATTAGTCCAAAAATCTTTAGCAACCATAAGTTCTAAATGTTCAACATTTCTGTCAACAGCTGATTGTCTATCAGCAGCTTCTTCGTCTGCCATTTGTGTTCCAGCAATAACTTCATTAATTAAAGTTACTGAATGTCCCATAGCTGTGTAATCTTGTGCTATATCTTCTGCAGTTTTTACGTCTTCACTCATATTATATCCTTTTAGTTAGTTGCGCATGCAACGGGTTTAGTTGTATCAAGTTTTTTAAATTCATCAAGAATTATTTTTGGTTCTACCATGTTATTTCTAGGATCGCTATCGTTATATTTAGCCTCATCCCACTCATTTCCCATGTGAAACTGTAGATTTTTGTTGTGTGAATAACCAAATTGTGTCCAACGAGTACTACCCCAAACAACAACCCCATAAGCCTTAGCTGAGGGTGAGAAGTGTTGTAGGCAACTATCTATAGCAACGAACCCTTCAGATCCTTTTAACATTTCATGTAACTGGGTCCAGTGTAAATCACATCTAATCGTACCATCATAGTGAGGTTCATTAGGTAAAACACAATTAATAATTGTGGTATCTTTATATTCTTCTCTCAACATATTAACGACTTGTTGAGCAAGATAAGGTTGATAGTTTCTATTTGGATTAATATTTACATATTGATTGCTAGCATTGTATCCCATTTGAGCTTGACCACCAGAGAATTGAATCATTATGTATTTACCAATCTCATTCTTAGTTAACCATTCTTTAACAGATTCTTTATGGTAATCTGTATACAGTTTAGCTGTCATTGATTTATCATAGTCAACACCATGATGTTCACAGTAGCTTTCAATAATATGTTGTTTACCAAATTGAAAATTAGATTTGTAAGGCTCACAATAAAAAATATTATCTGATGCCATGATCCTTGGATCTGTTAAAGGTAGTGTTTGTTCTAATACTAATTTAACATCTGGGTTACTGGCAAAACAACCTATGTAAGGTGTGTATATTTGCACATCTCCTTTTTCTTTTAACTTAGGAATTAATGCACTAAATGTAGCACACTTACCTACTCCGCCTTCTACGACATATGTATTTAACATTTTATCTTCTTTCTTTATTTGTTTTTTAGTAATTCTATTTCTGCTTTAAGTTCTTTGATTGCATTGACTAATACTGGAACTAAATTTGCATTAGTAAATTTTAAATTTTCAACATCATCATTATCAATAATAATTGGATTATCTCCTTCTAATTCTAATAGCTCTTGTGCTTTAAATCCATACCTTGCTTTACCATTAGGTGTTGCATCTTCTCTTGATTTTTTAAAATTATATTTAATTGGATTTAATTGATTAACAAAATCTAAACCATGAGGTACTTCCTCAATATTCATCTTATCTCTTAAATCTGAAGTTACTGTCCAATCAATTTTAATGTGAGCAGTTGCTGATGAATTATTACCTATTACAATATTATTACTTCCTGTTGTAACATTTCTTACAGCATCATTTCCAGCAGACTCACCAAGAAGTGCATTATTACTTCCAGTTGTAACATTGTCTCCAGCATTGTGTCCAAACATTGCATTTTGACTACCTGTTGTTACAGAAAACCCAGAACTTGCTCCAACAGAAGTATTATTATCACCTGTTGTGGCACTTCTTAAAGATTGTGAACCTTCTGCTGTATTACTATCACCTGTAGTTAATGTAATCATTGATGATCTACCAACTGCTGTGTTATCATTAGCACCAGCATCAACATCAAGTAAAGCAAAAGAACCAACTGCTGTATTATAATTTCCTGTTGAGTTACCACATAAAGCTTCATTTCCTACTGCCGTATTTTCAGTACCTGTTGTGTTACATCTTAAAGCATTTCTACCAACACTACTATTTTTTGTTCCTGTAGTATTGCCAAGTAAAGAACGCATACCTATTGTTGTGTTATCATTACCTGTTGTGTTAGCTGCTAAAGCATTATCTCCAACTGCTACGTTATAACAACCTGATGTGTTCGCTGTTAAAGAATTGTAACCAACTGTTGTATTTTCATTACCTGTTGTATTTGCATCTAAAGCAAAAGCACCTACTGCTGTATTTTGACCAGCTGTTGTGTTTTTACAAAGTGCAGAATATCCAATTGCTGTATTACTTGCACCTGTTGTATTAAATCTCAAAGTTTCTTTACCAACTGCTGTATTGGTTGCTCCAGTTGTAGTTACTTTCATAGCACTATGACCAACTGCTGTGTTACCTTGTGCTGTTGTGTTTGCAAATAAACTATAATGACCAATCGCAGTTAAATGAAAACCGCTTGTATTTGTTGTACCAGCTTGCTGACCTATAGCCATGTTATCTCCAGCAGCATTATTTGCTGACAAAGCAGAACTACCTATTGCTATATTAGTAGTATTTGTAGTGTTTGCAGCTAATGCGTTTTGTCCAATTGCAATATTGTTTCCACCTGTTGTGTTAGATGACATAACACCTGCACCAACCGCAACAATAGAAGCACCTGTTGTGTTCGCTGTTAAAGCATTTTTTCCAACAGCAACATTATTACTTGCTGTTGTGTTTGTAGCCATAGAACTTATTCCAATGGATACGTTATTACCACCTGTAGTGTTAGCTGTTAATGCTTGTTGACCTACTGCTGTATTAGAAGTACCTGTTGTATTAGCTGCTAAAGCAAAAGAACCTATAGATACATTAAAACCTGCTGTTGTGTTAGCATTTAAAGAATTTCTACCAAGAGCTACATTACTAGATCCTGTTGTGTTAGCTGCTAAAGCACAAGCACCAACTGATGTATTATTTGCACCTGTTGTGTTACTGTCTAAAGAATCTGCACCTATAGCTACACCACATCCACCTGTTGTGTTTAACAATAAAGCATTTGTACCCATTGCAGTATTACTAGCACCTGTAGTATTTCCTTCTAAAGCATTTCTTCCAACTGCTGTGTTTCTTGCACCTGTTGAATTAAGTCTCATAGCCTCTACACCCACAGCTGTATTATCTCCACCTGATGTGTTACAAGTTAAAGTACAAAAACCTACTGCTGTATTATTATCTCCACTTGTATTCTTACATAATGCGAATGCACCTATTGCTACGATACCATCAGCACTACTAGTTTCTTGTGCCGCTGATCTTCCTATTGCTATGTTATTACTACAAGTAGTATTATTTGATAAAGAACCAGAACCAATTGCTATATTAGCAGTACCTGTAGAGTTACGACCCGCTCCACCACCGATGGCTACGTTACAACCACCTGTCGTATTTTCATCTAATGTAAAATATCCAATCGCTACGTTTTGTTGACCAGTGGTATTACATATCAAAGCATTTGCACCTACTGCTGTATTTCTTTGAGTTA